ACTTCCCATGTGTATGGCGTTTCGTTCCGAGTAACCATCACATTTCCTCCATGTAAATCGCGGTGACGGAAGTCTGGAAATTTTTGGTTAATTCGGTAGAGATTATCAAAAACCTGTGTGATGACAGACTTTATCGCATCAAGAGATGGCTTGGTTTGCCACCACGAATTAAACGACATACCATCAAGAAGTTCCATGTAAAGAATATCCTTGGGTTTGGTGCGTTTTGCTGGTTGGACAAAATGACCCGACTTGGCACGTATTCTACCCATGTCTTTATCTTGGATGGGACACTTTCTAAAGAGGTACATCTCGGGAACCGCAAACTCCTTCAATTTTTCGGCAACTTTGAACTCAAACTCAAAGGCACCATCGGTACTTTCCGATGTATCTATCTCTTTGTACGCGACATACCGCCTTCCATTATCATTGATACTTCCACGGTACATCTTTCCAAATGCACCTTCACTCAACGGCTTACCCTTACCTGTACGAAGGGTAGGTGAGTTGTAACTAGGAACTTTCAAGAAGTGTTCTGGGACACAAGCCTTCTCACCTTTGAGTAATTTCTTCAAGTTACTCTCAATGTTCTTATTAGACATACTTACTATTAGTTAGAAAATTGTTATTCAAGAGAAGATCGTTTCTCGGATAGGATCTTCTTATCAATATTTAATCATTTTAGCCACCTGCATGAGTTCATTAAAAAGTAATGACTGTTGACACATGACCAGAACCTTTGCAAGATTTGTTTTTGGTGTATAATCACCGTAACCCACAGAAGACATAGTCGTAAAAGAAAAATAAAATGGATCTAACACACTCTTAAACTGGAAATGCCCTGGTTCTAACGAACTGTATATGATTCCAAACAGCGTGGAAATTATAATTAGGTTTCTCATCTATTATTTGTTTATATTTTTTTACTGATCAATTTCAACATCTTCCTCAATCTCGGGCTCCTCCTCGCTAGCCTCAACATCTACTTCAAGATCAGGAAGATCTAGTCCCTGGAACGCGAAGGAAGGAAGCTTCTCAGACTGCTCAAGGAGAACCTGCTGCAGACGGATAGTCACTCCGAACTTGTTGTCGATAAACCAGATCTGGTTAAGATCGATGATGGCCACCACCTTCTGTCCCTTCTCAACAGTGTCAAGGGAGACGCGCTCACGCTTCATGCTGTAAGCCTCGGGTACAAAGGAACCATCACTCTTGGTGAGGATCTTAAGCTTCATAGTAGCAGGATATTGATCCTTACCGGGTCGAACGATAGGCTTGTAGAGAGCCTCCTTGAGGACAGCCACATTGAAGTTCTTCCCGAGCCACTCCTTAGAGTTGTTGGCAACGGTATTGACTACAAGCTCGTCGAGTTCAGTCATAGCCTTCAGGAGCTGAGTAGACTCAGCATTATCAGGGTCAAAAGAGAGGTCAAGAGAATAGCTGGTACGACCACTGGTCTCGTCAGTGTAGACACTGAGACCGTAAGGGGAACGCATGAAAGGGAGTTGAACGAAGATCTTCTTGTTGTCGCTACTGTTAAGGTAGACCGCCTTTCCTCCATTCTTGTTCTTGCGAAGCTTGGAGAAGGAAACGTTGTTGGCGTTGAAATCGGAAAATTTTTGGATGGCAAGCGACATTGTTTGGTTGTTATATATTTTATAGGACCCGAAACTTTAAGTATATTTTTTTCTCAAGGTATTTTATAATGGGTATCTTTAAAGACTGTGGTTGTGGGTGCAACGGAGCTAAAGCTCAGGAGAAACTGGTCATCTCTCTGATGTCCGCGTTAATTTTCTTCGTGGTTGCTAACCCCCAGACGTTCATTATTATGCGTCGTATTCTTGGTCAATGGGTTGCCGGTCCTAACGGCTGCCCCAAGTTCGGTGGTCTCTTGTTGCACACCGTTGTTTTCATGTTAATTGTGTGGGGAATCATGCTCCTCAAGAAGGAGAAGAAGCCTTGTAAGAAGGTTGAAGAAGAGGAGGAAGAGATGATTTCGGTCGTTCCTGTGCCTATGAAGAACGCTCCTCTTCCTCTTCCCGGAATAAAGGAAGAGAAGATTGAGCTCGTTGACTCTGGTCTCGAGCTTGAGGGTATGGATGTGACTGGCTCTTTCGAGCATCCCGCTGGTTTGTAAATACACTTAAATTTCATTACAATTGGTTATACCATTTTATGTGACTAACATGGTATATCTAACACACTTTCAATAAATCGTTTACTTTTTGGACAATGTTGAGAAACTCATTCTTGGACTTAACATCAGACGGGTTGATAATTTCAAACTCAATTTGGTAGTCAGTGGTATCTTCAGCATCGAGATCGATTGCATCACCGGTTGACATAGTGAGGTCTATGGACAGATTTTTACGAACAAATGACTGACGATGCTTAGTTCTCTTACGATCCATATCACTGAAATCGTCAATCTCAGTAGGAGTTTCCTTACTGAATGAAATGCGAACATCGTAAGGTACACCCTTGATACGTTTGAAATCTTCTTTGTGAGTCGAATACTTTTGGATAATTTTTTGGTTTCCGGTATTTTCATCGATCGACATACGAATATTGTCTCGGTCACGGTAAAAGACTTCCTCTTGAGTCGTGAACACCTTTTCCCAACCTTGATATTTGGTCAGGGCACGGTATACACGATCGAATGTATCTTTTCCAACATTGGTATCGAACATCTTGCCATTGAACTTTCCAAGACGCATCTCAACCTCTATCTGGGGGTCGTTCTGATTCTCATCAAAGATTTTGTGAACTTTCTTGTATACGGATTCGGTATTCATGTTTACTTATCTCTATACCAATGCGTCTTCTTCTTAAGTTCTTTATCTTTGCGAATTTTAATGAATGGCATCGTCAATGTTGGAAATACATGTTATTTCAACTCAGCCTTACAATGTATGTTGAATATACCAGTAGTGAAAGAATATTTCACGCGTAGACCCTATGATGGTCATTGTGCATTTACTCGATTATTTTCACTACTGACTTGTCATTATTGGGATGAAAGTATAAAATCAACTTTCAACATTACTCCATTGTTGAAGGAATTTATCAAAAAGTTTTCTAGGTTTGCGATTGGAGAACCACATGATGTTCAGGAGGCTATCTTGTGTATCATAGATATCATAGAGAGATCTGTGCCACTCTTGAAACATTACTTTTATGGGAAGAAGATTCAAGAAACTATATGGCCAGGTGGTTCTAAAAAACGAGAGGAAGTTTTCAGTATGCATATACTTTGTTCAAACTCCAACGATTTCGGGGAAATGATGAAAGACAGTTTTAAATGGAATGTGTTGACTGATTATAAAGACGACGATGGTGTGGTACACAATGTAGCTACTACACGTTATTTATTGTCAGAGTACCCGAGTATTTTAATGGTGTCCTTTGACAAGAAATCAGTCATAAAAATTGCTGAAAATATAACAGTTGATAATCATGTATACGAATTGTTTGCTACATCGGTTCATGCAGGTATTCAAGATGATGGGCATTATTCAGCGTTTGTAAAAAATGGGGATACATGGTATTACATAGATGACGATCTAGTTAAAAAACACGAACTACCCGAAAAGGCTCCTTACTATGTACTCATGTACACTTTAAAAACTCGTTCATCTGTATGTCCTCCTTGATATTAACGATCGTTCGGTAGAATGTTCTACGGTTATTGGGATACGTTTTATCATGACGTCGTAATATAGGTTTCCACCACATAGGTACATCATTCATCATATATTGACATTCGAGGATAGCACCTTCTTCGAGAAGGGGGAGTTGATCCACTTTATCTGGGGGTATTTCACTTTCCATGTAAAGTTTACCCTTTTCCTGAACATACAATCTCCATATACCTCGTTGATCTTTCTTGACCATAAAATCAACTGTGTTTTTTTCTTTCGGTTTCCATTTAAACATGGTTTCATGTGTTCCCATAAGAACCTTTTCATATACGGGCGTGAATACAAGACCATCCATGCGTTCTTTTACAGTTGGTAAATAGTCATTCATAAATGAACCAAAATCACACATCGCGTGAAATTTTTTAACTTTTACTTTCACACGATCTGACTTCATCCCAATCAGACCCTTGACGACCTTTTCCATATGATCTAAACGATCTAGAAAATGTTTGTGACCAATCACCATACCCTCTGTCATCACAGCGTCGTATACGAGAAATGTATTTTCATACAACTCACCATCAAGTATAGTTCCGTCAAAAATACTTTTCTTGAAATTCAATGGTGCAGTGAACATTTCAAAATTTCTATTCACAAACACACACTGCTTCTTCCCATCGTACATGAGAGCAACCATCATGTAACGCACACCATCAGTTTTTTCACATACGACGTAATTGTTTTTCTGTAGTATGGGAAAATGCTTGAATTCGATGGAAACAGGTTGAGGTCCTGGAAATCTGTCTTTAACACCCCACGTGTCAAGAATAAATTTCTTCACGTAGTCATTCATACTCAATACGGGGTCTGTAACTTTAATTGGCTTTAACACCCGCAGCGTTGAGAATGTTGCTTATACATTCGTGACCGTAGGTCATGGTTAACTTAGCTGCTGTAAATGCGTGAATTTTGATTCCGTTTTCTCGGAATTTGAGAAACATCATATCCATGCGAGGAGGAATCATATTAACCCCAAATTTTCGGTCATTTTTGGGATTTTCGAGGGTTTCCGTGACAGATGCACAGTTCATAATCCATGCACGTGCAGAAGTATTCTTCACTGTATAGATATCCTCTGAAATTTCCTCGTCGACAGTTGTATCAAAGTTTAGACCCATTTGATGTTTAGGTTCGTCTACATCCTTTAGAACTTTATCCTTAAACAAATCCCAATCAATTCCTTCAACAACACCTGGAAATACGAGACACCCAATATCTTCATGTGGTTTAATAACTTCTGCAATACTGTTTTCATCCATGCTAATTCCAAAATCAACAAAGAGAATCCTATCGCAAATTTTCATATGATTTTCGATAGCTTTAGCCTTTGCGTAGGGGTCGTCGGTTACGAAGGAGATTTCATTCTTATGTCCATGTTGAATACACGCAATATTCATTCGAAGAATGGTGTGTAATGTTTTAACATGGCATGATTTTGATCGAGTTACGATTATAGTTCCAAACTTCATTATTTACTATTATAATTTAAACCTTAAGCCTATCATTTAGACACCCCGTAAATGGGAGATTGCCTATATGTCCAAGTGTTGTGTGAATGTGGGCATGAATTTTTCCATCCATTTTCTGCCACCGGCGGCAGAATGCGTAATCTTCTGATAGATACCGACGGGTGTCTGGATCGATCATACAGTCAAATACAGCACAATAATCATCAAAGTCACGGTTTTGGTGATCATTTTTACACCAAAGTTCTGGGTACTTCTCGTGCATACGTTCAAATACAGAACGTTTAATTAACATGAAACCAGTCGGTCCATCTAGAACTTCAACAAATCCATTTTCAACTGATCGTCGATTAGAGCCTATGTTTACAACGAGACTAGACGACAACATTGCCATATTTCTATCATCACCATTCTTAATGGCTTCAGCTGCTTGATCCCACATTACCACTTTCTTTGGGTAACAAGCGACAGCAATATCATGATTGGATTCTAAAAGTTTCACTACGGATTCGGGGTCAAAGTCAACATCTGCATCTATAAACATAAAGTAATCCGCATCCGTTTTCTGCATAAAACGTCCAACTGAAACGTTACGGGCACGATGGACAAGACTCTCGTTTTCGGTCGTATCAAGCATGAGTTGAATACCTTTATTAATTAACAATAACTGTAATTTAATTATGCTAATCATATACTTATCTAAACATAAACCTCCATAACATGGAGTTGCTAAGAAGATCTTAACCATCTTTTAATAAGTAACATTCTTAGCCTCTAAGTGCTTTTTGATTATATTTTCAATCTTGTTTACCGTCGGAACCGAAACACCACATGTTGAACAAATCTCACCTTTTGTACACTCCGTCTTGAGTATAATTAAGATAATAGCCGAAGCTATACTGTTTGGTGTTTTACTCATGAGTTCCACGCAGTCTTCAATTTGGCTACATAACTTTGTACAGATTGGTCTGTAATTTCGTGTCGTATTGAATTTTCCAAGTAGGCGATGTACTACATCACATGGTCGAGTTGTGTAGTTTTTCTCTGTCTTCCCCATAATCGTCTCTTTAAAGATCTGAGTTGTGCGACTGATATCTTTACTTTGAATACCAAACATGTCGGCAATTTCCTTCGTTGTGCGAGGAACTTTAGCTAACCGGCACGCATATAAAACGCAGTTCCCCTTGATACCAGTTCTCACTGCACCCCTCGTAAGTTTACTATCATCAAATTTTTTGTACATCATTTTAGCGTCTCGAAGAATTGTTTCGGGTAATGTGTAACACGCCTCATCGATACCTCTGTAGGCGTGAAATAAGGACCTGTCCTTGTGATTCATGGACATATGAAAGTTTATTTTAGCCATTCGTTTGACTTCATAACTCGTTCGTCCGGGACCCGATGTAGACATGACTGTGCCTTTCCCCCACGCATGTGAAAAGAGTTCAGGATTAGAGTTGGGATTTCCACAACGCGATGGATCGTTTACGCGACCATCCTCTCCTATGCCACTCGTCCATTCGGCAGACTCATCAATAAAACCGTCTTCAACGAGTCCACATGAAGAACATACCGGAAGTCCTTCTGGTGTAATCACTTTTACTCCATCACATTCCGAACAAATATTTCTATTAACAACCGACTTTAATTCGTTTTCTTTCTTAATAAGTTTATCAACTTGATTCCATATAGCAGCCAATTCCATTGTAATGAATACGAATTAATAAATTCATGGAGAAGAACGCACTTAGGCTTACAAACTTCGTGCATAAGTTTCGATCATATCTACCGTCTCCTTGAAACTCTTGGCACCTGGAGTTGATGGTTTCCATTCATCCCATTCTTTATCGACGAGAGCCTGACCAGGTGGTGCCTCTATAGGCTGTCCATCTATTTCACTGTCTGGCACAATGAAATCGGCCATCTCGGAATCTGTATCTGAATCGTCATGGTCTTCGTAGATTTCACTGTCATCATCCTCTATGTCTATTTCGTCATAAATACTATACATATCATTACCTACAGTCTTCATTCCAATATCTGCAAAGGTTGTACCAGTTGGATAGTGTTCACTTACACTTTCGTAAGGTGCCGGACTTAAATCTCCGGTTTCTACCTGATATACACAAGCTGACTTATAGATCTTATTGGTTGGGGAAAGATATTTCAATCCTAGCGTTTTTCCAGTGTTCATACCCACCACTGCGTACATCTCATCTTCTATACCATCTTCATTAACTAAAACTTTTACAATATCATCCTGGAGTATGGTCTCGCGCGAGATCATACTTAGAGTTTTCGGACAAAAAATAATCAGGGCAAATAACACAGATGAAAGTTCAAATTTATTCAAAGGATGAATGTGACTTATGCGAGGCCGCCACCAAACTATGCAATTCAGAAGGATTCGATTATGAAAAAATTAAAATTGATCGAGAAGAATTGAAAAAGTTGTGTGGTGGAAAACTCGACTCTTATCCTCAGATATTTATGAACGATCGTCGAATCGGTAACTATTTTGAATTCCAAGACTACATCGAAGATGAATATGAACCACTGTTAGAACCGACGTTAGACCGTTTTACAATTTTCCCTCTCAAACACCAGAACCTCTGGGATCTTTACAAGAAGGCCCAGATGTCTAATTGGACGGCAGAAGAAATTGATTTATCAAAAGATATGGAAGACTGGGTACAATTAACGGATAACGAACAGAAGTTCATAAAATATATACTCGCATTCTTCGCTGGGTCAGATGGAATTGTTTTTGAAAACATTAACAATAATTTTGCAGATGAAGTACAAGCCTCTGAAGCTCGTTCCTTTTATGGTTATCAGTGTCACAACGAAATGGTTCACGGTGAAACATATAGTAAATTAATCGACAAATATATCAAAGACTCTTCGGAAAAGAAACAACTATTTCAGGCTATTCAAACAATTCCTTGTATTGAACGAAAGGCTGAATGGGCCATGAAATGGTTTGACAAATCTAGACCATTTGCTGAACGTCTGTTTGCGTTTGCGTGTGTAGAGGGTATCTTTTTCAGTGGTTCATTCTGTGCTATCTTTTGGTTAAAGAAGAGGGGTTTACTTCCCGGACTCTGTTTCAGTAATGAACTTATTAGTCGTGACGAAGGTCTTCATCAGGAATTTGC